GAGCACCTGCTAGTTTCCTTGCAGAGTAAGTTTCGTCCTCACTGTGTAGGTATCCTCTCAAAGTGTTCAATCCTGCTCCGATTACTGCTGCTACAACAGTTATCAATACTGGATCGACCATAAAGGATATAGAAATTGTAGCCCTATTTAATCTTTTCTGAACCTTTCATTCGTAATAGTTATAAGAAAGTAACGTAATCTAGTGCATTTTTAACCCATTTACATGATTTTTTCTTCTTACTTTCTCTTTTTTTTGCCATTCTTACCCCATTCTGATGCTTCTTTTGAAATCGATAAACCTGTTACAAATGCTGCTGAAATTAATGCTATAAAAATTGTCATATCGAATGTCATACCTACGTCATATATCGATTCTGCTACATTTCCACCAACTAGTGGTGAAAAGAAAGAAACACCAAAATTACCAGTGATTCTTGCTATGCCTCGGACAAGTGCTTGTTCCATATCTAAGACTTAAATGTATGGTATTTAAAGTTATTTGATTGGTTTTAGGAAGCCTGTCTCTATAAGGTGCATTAATATGTTAGGTTCTTCAAATAATAGCATGAGAGCTTTCTCAGAGAAGTTCTCACCTTCAAACTTTCCACATGAATAACACATATATAGAATTGCTCTCTGGTTTTTAAAACCATATAGTTTTTTACCACATTCACAGTCTTTTGTTGGTTCATGTTTAACCATAATTGGAAATGCAAGCGTTTATAAATAAGTTTTACTTGTGACTTACATGGGTACATCATTTTACATATATGAAAATATAGAAGAATTAAAGAAGGTATATGGTCAAAGACTAGATGAAGAAACACACTGTATAAAAATAACAGATATGTTTTTAAAACCAAATGATGTGTTATGGATTATTGAACAATATGATAAAATTAAAGAAAAACCACTTATAGGTAGATCTATAGTTCATTTTAGGAATACAAGTTTTGATGATTATAAAAATGGAGATGAGAAGTTAGTATTACATAATAAACTAAAATACAATCCTAAGAGAAATAAATTACAAATATTCCCAAAAACACTCCGAAAACCAGAATATGAAGTCAAAGTAGACCGTTTTTACGGTAATGAACAGAAAAAATCATCATTAATTGACTATCATCATAGATATTACGATTTAAGTGCAGATAGGGTTAATTTGGTACTAAAATGAAGAAATGTAAGCAATGTGGTATATTAAGAGAATTTTCACTGTATTTTGATGAAAGATTTGATATGTGTAAGAAATGTTATAACAAAATACCACCACACACCATAGTAGGACTAGAAAATGAAAATTGATTTGTTTCTTGGTGACGTTGAAGATAAACTCGATAAAATAAACGATAGTATGGAAGACCTTAAAGTATTATTAAGATTATTATTAACACCACCAGACTTGAAAGAATATGAAAAATACAAATTAGAAAAAAGAAAAGAACTTTCTGATTGATTATCTTTTATTTTGAGTACCGTTTGTCATTAAAATCTTCCAATCTTTGCCTAATTTCTTTTTCATCTTAAGCCAAAACGGATCTGTGCCAAACATTCCACCTTTTTTGTTATATTCTTTAGTTACATTTGCTATTTTTCTATGACAAGATCTACAGAATCGTGCATTGATTTGCTCTATTTGGAACTTATATTTACCACAAAAAAAGCATAATCCATACATTTTATGCGTTACAGTTGCTAAAAGTGGCTCTCTACCACGCTTTCCAGCACAATCACCACAAATATCGGCAATTGTTGCTGATGTTGCATCTCTTTTAAAGCAATTTATACAAATAGCCTCTTTATAATGGTCTACATGAGTGTATTCGTCTTTTTGATGTTTTTCCCAAAGTTTTTTGGTTAAATCATTAGAATCTTTGTTTGTATCTAACTCAGTTGCCAGCTAATCTCACCCTCTTAAGTGCATCTTGAAGTATTATGTAGATATTATTACAAGAATAGTGATCTACACCATGTTTTCTACAGTCTTTCTTAATTTCTTCAAGTGTATCGTCAATTTGTGAAAAATTAGGACTATAGACATTACTTATTGTCTTAACAGAGTCATCAACTACAACAGCTTTCTTTTTTTTCTCTTTTTTATCAATTGGTACTTTACCGAATGGTGTTTTTACCACTTCATGTGGGTTCTTTTCATATGCGAACTGTGTTCCAGCATCTGCACCTTTATTGTCTTTTTTATTCTTCTTTGTCATCTTCCCACTTCCTTACATTATCGAATTCGTTTTTAACTAATTCTCTTGCTTGTCTTACTGTCATACTTGCACTTTTTCTAAGTTCTTCTACTGTTTTAGTCTTTGTCCAGCCAAAATCAACTGCTGTTTGTAATGTATGTTTTACTACTGTAAAGTTTGCTGGTGTTATTCCATCAGGGAATGCTTTCTTGCTCATAGAGGTACCTGTACCACTTGATGGGTGTCCTTGTGCTACTCCACCAGTATCTGATGGTCTTGAATTCTCTGGTTCTCCTTGTGAAGCTTGTCTACGTTCTTCTGCTTCGCCTAACTTTTGCCCTCTACCTCTTCCTTCAACAGCCATAGGGTCATTAACTGGATCTTTACTGACTTTAAATTCTCCTTGATGTGTTCTAGTAACCTCGAATCCCATGCCTTGTAATGCTTGCATGTTTGTGATTTCTACACCATCTTGTTGTAATTCTCTAAGTTTATCGTTCTCTTCTCCTGCTTTAAGTTGTAAACACCAATCATCTATGCCGAATACTTCAGCTAAACGCTTAAAGAAACCTTTGTATAGTATATCTTGTCCCCATTTAACTGCTCTATTTGTAATTGTAACCTGTAAACCTTCTTGTGACCATCCACCTACCATTTCACCATAATAAAGAGGCAAAACACCGTATATTGCACCTACAATCTGTCTTAGTTCTTTTCTAATTTCTATAAACTCTAATTCTTTAAGTGATCCTGTGAAATCTAACCATTGAGCCATTTGTTTTCCACCTTTTTCTTGTTCTACAAGTAATGGGTGTATCATGTAAGGGTCTTCGGTTGCTTTTTGTTCTAATGCATCCCATGACTTTCTAAATGTTTCATAGTTACGAGAAGCAATAACTAACATACCTCTTGGTGGTCGCATTTTATCAAAGTATTTTCTAATGTATTCATCCATATGTGATAAAGACATTGCCTTTGACCAAATTGAATAAATTGGTGAATAACCGTAAACTAATGATGGTTTGTACTTACCTGCTTTCCAAATTAGTTCTCCTTCTCCATAAATAACACGTTTTGGTTGTGGAATACCAATTGAATAAACAGAATTAACTTCACATACTGCTTTAAGTGCTTTAGCACCACATTGATCACATGTATCTTGTGCTAAACGTGTATCACGATGTTCAAATCGTGGACATACAAACACTTTATTTCTTTTATCATCATAACCTATTCTACCATCAGAGTCTGCAATCATTGCAACTTGTGGTGGGTCTACACGTATAATTTCTTTTATTTCTGTTTTCAAAGGATCTATTTCACCTGTAGTATCATCTACCCAATAGTTCTTTAGTAATAACATGTATGCATTGTCTGCAATTTCTAAGTCTCTCTCAAGTTGTCTTGATACATCTTCTAGTGTTTGATCGTTACCATTAATTCTTTTTGTCATCAAGTCTTCTAATTGTTTTCTATGTTCAGGAACAGGTCTTCTTAGATCATTTGAACCACATGTATCACATAATAGTTTCTCTGATCTTTCATCTGTAGGAGCATATGCTTCATTATCAATACCTGCCATTGTTGTTTCATCTGTTGGTTTATATTGGAATTCTTTAGAACATACATTACATTTATATTTGAATTTTTCAACTATTTCAAATCCATTCTTAAACATTTCTCTATTGATAGTTTCAATTGGTATACGTAATGCATCTATATTATCTGCTAATTCATATATCATAATAAGAGGAAATGGAAAAATAGGTAATTTAGCACCTGTATCGGTACTCATATAAGGTTGAGATATTGATGGTCTTACTGTAGATTCAGTGAATGATTTATTACTTACTCTAAAAGCACTCTTTAAAGAGTCTACTATACCCATACACTATTCGGAATGTCTCTATATATAAACTTTGTCCAGATTTGTAATTTTTTTGTTACCCACTATGTTCGGTTACTGAGCAGTTGATATCCCTGCCTTTGTTGCTTTTACAAGTGCAAGTACCATGTGTATGCTCTACATCCCCACCTTCATGTGAATGTGTTGTACCATCTTCATGTGTGTGTTCTTTATCTTTCTTATCTAATATACCCATAAGAATATTAATATATAGTTACTATTTAAATATTCGTAGTATAGTCATTGGTGTGAGCTTGCATACTGATAAAGTCAGAGGACTGAAGTAGCGACTCAGGTGACGTACTACTTTATATACAGCGTATGAAACAAAAAAGTATGGTAGATATCAGTACAGATGATTTTAAAATTATATTTAGATGGTTTGAGCTTGCACATGGTAGACTTGAACCAAAAGATATACCACTTGAAGATAAACGCACTTTTTGGAAACTAACCTTCTTAGCAGAAGATCGTATATCAGAGGAAAAAGCATTAAAGTCTGATGACTAAGTGTGATTATTGTGGGGATAACACAAATAATATAATTGCATTTCCTCATCCAGATACAGGGGATATAAAATTAATGTGCGATATTTGCATGGAAGATATGGAAAAAAGACATAAGCGAGCCGAAGGCGAGCATTGAGAATTTGAAGTTACGTTTATAAGAGGCACGTAGCATATACATACCAATGGGTTATAAAAGAGAGATAGCAGAAGAATTACTAGATATACAAAAGGAGTTTACTAGGCTTCAGAATAGGTTATTTTTATTAGCACGTAGACTTGAGCATGAAGAGTCTGAAATTGTAGAACATGACGATCCTATATTGGAGGATGTAGGACATGGATAATTCAGTAAGGACTGTAAAGACAAAGGGCTGGAAATGGGATTGGCATTTACTAATTGCTTTCTTTTTCATAGGAACTGGTATAGGACTTCCTATAGGAATTGTAATGTTAGTATGGAGAGCATGGGAAGAAACTAAAGGTCAATACTGGGAAAAAAGACCAAACTTAGGAGACTTACACTTTGATACAGCGAGGAAAAATCAATGACCGAACGTAAAGATGGCTCAAGAAAGTATGGTAATATGGGCATATCATATAGATTATTAAGTGAAGCAAGTGGCTGCACACAGTATAAAATAATGAAATATGTTAGAGCATTAGAAAAGGTGATGGAAAAACATGGTGGCTTATAGTAGTATAATTAGGGACTTGTTGGATCTAGTAGAACAAGAATGGCTACCAGAGGAAAATAAAAAACAGATTCAGACTTTGCTTATAGAACTTATAGAAAATATGGTCGAAGATGATAAGGTAGGGGGTAGGTTTAGATGGCAATAGGTTACAAACAAATAGCCAAAGTAATCTGTATCGCTTGTGGCGAGCCGTTAGGCGAGCATAGAAAAAAAGAATTGGCTCGTTGTTTGTTTCGCATTCAAGGAACAATGGTCAGTAATGGCATCGAAAACGATGCTTCTCAAAACACTGAACGTCAACTTGACCAAAGTGAAGACATACCTTTGGCTAAGGGTTTTAACACAGGAGTGGGATGATATGGTTAAAATGGAGACTTTGAGAGATTTCGAAATGTATCAAATGTTCAAAGACAGTAAAAAGAAGAAAAAGAGGAAATCTAAAAGTTAGATTTATATAAGGTGTTGGGGTACAGATAGACATTGGGTAATCAATATTGGGGTGGAAAATTACTTGGTGGGTATGCAGGGTTGTATCATACAGCAGAAAAAATATCTAAGTATATTCCTGAATGTAAAAAATATGTTGAA